CCGCCTCGACGCATGGGAAGCGCCGGACCTTGGGGCGATCATTGCCAAGATACAGGGGCAATGAATGAGCCGCCTACCTCCATTTGTGCTCAAGAAAGACAATCTTGCCGCCCTCTGGCTTGAGGCGAAGCAAGCCGAAACTGAATGGACTGAACGCCGCCGGCAGATTGAAGACGAGATGCTGGCGACGGAGCGCACCGAATGGGCGGGCTACAAGGTCCGCCTTACGGCGCGGGATAACTGGAAGATTGACGGCGACAAGCTGCAGGAAGTGGCCGAAGCGCGCGGGCTGACTGCGCATCTCGGTCAACTGTTCCGCTGGAAGCCAGAAGTCAACATGGCGCTCTGGAAAGCTGCGGCGCCAGCGATCACCGACGTCCTGTCCGAAGCAATAACCGTGACGCCCGGCCGCGCGTCATTCTCAATCACAAAAGATGGGAACTAATCATGAGACTTGATGAAATTATCAGCGTCGGATCGCTGCCAGAAAGTGACCGCTCTTACGATCCGGTCCCGCCAGGCTGGTACGCCGCCCGCATCCACTCCGCCGAGGTCAAGGCGACCAAGGCCGGAAACGGTCAATATATTAAAGTGCGTTACGACATCATCGGTCCTGCGCATCAGGGCCGCGTGATCTTCGGCAACCTCAACATCCGCAATCCGAACGCCAAGGCCGAACAGATCGGCCGCCAGCAACTCGGCGAACTGATGCGCGCGATTGGTCTTGCCGAGATACAGGACACGGACCAGCTCATCGGCGGAACGTGCGAGATCAAGCTGGACGTGCAAGCCGCTGAAGGCGAGTACGCCGCCCGCAACGAGGTGCGCGGGTGGAAGCATGGCGGCGGGACGCCGGCGGCTGCGAAGCCTGACGCACCGAAACCCGCTGCCGCCAAAGCCCCGCCGTGGAGGAAGTAATGCAACACTGATCGACAAGCGCCATGCAGAGGCGGCGGGGCGTTTGCCCCGCCCCCACATGGGCGCCAGCCAGCTAGGCCACCCCTGCGACCGTTGGCTGTGGCTGTCTTTCCGCTGGGCAGTCATCGAAGAACACGAAGGCCGGATGTTGCGCCTGTTCCGGCGCGGGCAGATGGAGGAGCATACGATACTCGCCGACCTTGAACTGGCCGGGGTCAAGATCGAAAGCACGCAGGCGCACTATACGTTTGGCGGTCATATTTCGGGATCGGCGGACGCCATCGTGTCCAACATTCCCGAAGCGCCAAAGACGCAGCACGTCGCCGAGTTCAAGACGCACAACGATAAGTCTTTTGCCCAGCTTGAGAAGGACGGCGTTGCCAAGGCCAAGCCGATGCACTGGGTCCAGATGCAAGTCTACATGCATGGCGCGGGGCTGGATCGCGCGCTGTATGTCGGCGTCAACAAGAACGATGACCGCCTGCACGTTGAGCGCATCCACTATGACAAGGCGGCGGCAACTGCGGCGATAGAGCGGGGCCATCGCATTAGCGAAAGCGACAGGATGCCGGAGCCTGTCGCAGGCGCCAGCCCCGCCTGGTATCAATGCAAGTTCTGTCCGGCTTACACGTTCTGCCACCAGACAAGGCTAACGCGCGAGGTCAATTGCAGGACGTGCGCTCACGCGACGGCGCGGCCTGACGGCTACTGGCATTGCGGCGTGTTCGATGACGTGATCCCCGTCCCCGCGCAGCGCAAGGGCTGCACGTCGCATGTCCTGCATCCGGACCTTGTGCCGTGGGAGATGATGGAAAGCGATGACGGCGTGACGGGCGTCTGGAAGATAGACGGCAAGGTTGAAAGGAACGGCGATCCGGAAACGGGCGCGCGAACCAGCTTTGACCTGATTAATTCTCAGGTTCCGTTCTGATGGCACTAAGAGACTACCAGCAGCGCGCAATCGACATGCTGAACGACTGGTTTACCCGGCACCCGGAGGGGCATCCCGTTATCGAGATGCCTACCGGGTCCGGGAAGTCTCACGTTATCGCGGCCTATTGCCAAGAAGCTTTGCGCGAGTGGCCAGAGACGCGCATCCTGATGCTGACGCACGTTAAAGAGCTGATCGAACAGAACGCCGCCAAGATGCGCGAATATTGGCCGACTGCGCCGCTGGGCATCTACTCCGCCGGCCTGCGCCAGCGGGACGCATCGCAGTCAATCGTGTTTGGCGGAGTGCAGAGCCTGGCGCGCAAGGCTGACGAGATCGGGCATGTCGATCTGTTGATCGTGGACGAGGCGCACCGCATCCCAGCGGGCGCCGCTGGGCAGTATCGGAAACTGATCGACGACCTTACAGCAATCAATCCCGCCCTGCGTGTCATCGGCCTGACGGCGACGCCCTACCGGCTGGGGCATGGCATGATCACCGACCCGCCTGCGCTGTTTAGCTCTTTGATTGTTCCAGTGACTTACATGGAACTGTTGAAGACCGGCCACCTTGCGCGGCTGACGTGCAAGCGCACGGCGACGACTTACGATCTGGACAATGTGCGGCGCCGTGGCGGGGAATATGTCGAGGCTGATCTTGACGCCGCCGTGAACGACCTGAAGACGAACGCGGACGTTGCTGCCGAGATCATCCGACACGCGGGCGAGCGGCGTAGCTGGATCGTTTTTGCCGTATCCGTGGCGCACGCTTACGGCCTGCGCGATGCGCTGTTGCGGCAGGGCGTGACAGCGGCAACCGTTGTTGGCGAGACGCCATCGGACGAGCGGGCAGACATCATCGCGGCGTTCAAGCGTGGCGACATCCAAGCCATCACCAACGCTAATGTTCTCACGACCGGGTTCGACGCCCCCAACGTGGACCTGATCGCCGCCTGCCGGCCGACGCTATCCACCAGCCTCTATGTGCAGATGCTGGGTCGGGGAACGCGGACAGCGGATGGCAAGAAGGATTGCCTTGTGCTGGACTTCGCCGGGATTGTCTCGACGCATGGGCCGTTCGACAATCCGCGCCCGCGCAAGCCAGGCCAGAAGACAGGGGATGCCCCCGTCAAGGTCTGCCCTGAGTGCGACACGCTGGTGCACCTGTCCGTGATGGAATGCCCGACATGCGGCCACGTATGGGAGCGCAAGCCGCCAAGCCTGAAGCTACACGATGACCCGATCCTGAGTGACGCGGCGGAAGAAACGATCCCGGTGACAAGTTGGAACTGGTCGGTCGAGACCAGCGCCGCCGGGAAGAAGATGCTTAGTGTCCGCTATTACCCCCGCTCGCTGTCGCAGCCGATCATCCGCGAAAACTTCGTTATCTGGCATGGTGGCTCTGCTACTTACGTTGCGATGAAAAGGCTGGCGGCGATTGCTGCGCGGGTTAACGGGACGATATCGGGGATTGAAAGTGGTATTGATGAACTTCAGGGCTGGCCGTGCCCGAAAGAGATCAGCTTCCGCCGCAACGGTAAGTATTTTGACGTCACGCGGCGCAGTTGGTAGCGCAGAGCCTGGTAGATCCGAACACGTCGAACAGCGCGAGTTCGTAAGCTGGTTCCGGCAGACGTATCGCGGTGTCAGGATCTTCGCCATCCCGAACGGCGAAGCGCGCAGCAAGACCACAGGCGCACGGTTGAAACTGGAAGGCGTCAGCGCTGGCGTGCCTGACTTGTTCGTGCCTGAGTGGGGGCTATGGGTCGAAATGAAACGCGCCAAGGGCGGGACAGTGTCAGCCGTGCAGAAGGATTGGCATAGATACCTGCTATCAATTGGCCAGCGTGTGATCGTTGGCCACGGCTTTGAGGACGCGCGCCAGCAGGTTCAGGATATGCCGCGAACTGCAAATGTCTCACAGCGTGCGTGGTAAGTATCCCGCACCATGCGGAAGTGCGGCGACGTCTCGCCCTTGCATTGCGGGCGGGGATGGCGCTGCAGGAATGCGCAGCCTTCGCAGGTTGAATGCTGCTGTGTCAAATAAGCGGCAGCCTGCGTGTTGACCTTGTCAATGCGCTTTAATCGAAGGCTCATCGCTGCCACGTCTCCAGCCCGACCTTACCTTGGCTGACCTTGGCGATGAGCAGCATCAGCTCATAACTGGGCCTCGCCTTGCCGCGACGCAGCTTGCTGATGTGCGCGCGATCACGGGCAAAGCGCTTGCCCGCTTCATCGTCAGACCATTGAACTTGTTCGAGCCATTGTGCGAATGTCATGCAGAATGTGTGCATCAAACGCCGTGCTGGCGTCAAGAAAATAATTGCACGCGGTGCACGATAGTAATTGACCGTTAATGCATGGCGTGCACAATGGGGACAACAAAGGAGCACGACATGACCCCCGACGAAATCACCCACATGGCGCTGACGTTCACGCGCCGCCAGTCCGA